AAACCGCAAACCAAAAGGACCCCCCGGCCCGGCAAACATAGGGTCGTCCGACCAAGCGATTTCCGAAATCGCCGCATCCGACCAAACCGTCCCTTCCGATACTTGGACAGCCGATCGGACCCCGAAAAAATATGACCCTTTTTCGGTCAAGGTAATTAAAAAGGTCAAATCGGAAGTTTCGCCGATCATAGCCGGGTTTGTTTTGTTCGGATCGGTCTTTGCATTTGCCAAATAACATCGATAAATCAATCTTTCGCCCTGATCGATCGAATACGTCACCGCGTCCCAAGCAACCGTCGCCTGATTAGTTGTGACCCAATTTTGAGCGATCGCGGGGACCGCTAAAAGTGAAACCATTAAAATAATCAAAATAATCTTTCTCATTTCAAGCCCCTTTCTTTTTGTTCGTCGTTTTGACCGCAAGTTTTTTCCTTGTCCTTGTATCGATATTTCCAAGTGATCGCCTTTAGACCGAAAAGCGAAAATCTTTCGATCATAAAAAAGCCAAACGGTTTTGAATCAAGAAATTCCCTGATTCTTTTTTCCAAAACAAAAGATAAAAATTCGCTTCGTTCATCCAACTTTGAAACCCGGATCGAAACCCAATAAATTTTTGATATTTCCCGACCGCAAATCAAAGACAATCAATCTTTGTTGATTCATTGGAAGTTGGAATAAAAGTTCCAATGTCGGTCGACTCAAATGTCCGTTGCTTGTCAAAACATCAATCGCGATAATTTTTTTCGCCTTGTAAAACCAAGAATTCGCTTCAAGCAAAGCCCTTTTTTTTTCGTCGATTTCCCCCAATTCTTTTTTCAATCTTTCGCCGACTTCCAAAAAGCGGTCAAGTTCTTTCCATGTATTTAGGTAATCAAGTTTCAAGGATCGCATTTGCCTTTTTTTACGGTCGATCGCAATTTTCAACTTGATACGGTTTCCCGATTTTTTCTTCGCCTTTTTGCAAAGATCGGCGATTTCTATCGCGCAAAGGATCTTATCTTCGCGCAAATTTAAAATCGAATCATATCGCGCCTGAATTTCACGAAGCGCTTGTTTATATTGAAACCAAGTGTCCCCGGATGATCCAATGATAAAATTTTCGATCTGATAATCAGAATGCTTCGCGCGATGATCGTTTAAAAGTGATTTGATTAAATTGATTTTTCCATCCTTCATCTAATAGCCCCGGCTTGCGAATATTCTCCGGCATAAATCGGCGCATAACTTGGATTCAACATTCCGATTTGCGTCCATGTATCAGATAAAAAGTTGTATTTCTGATTTGGTATGATCCAATAATACGGGGTTATTGCCAAGGGGATCTGAAGTTGCAACCCTTCGACGAATCCCCCGACTGCCGGGGTCCTGACGGGACCGCGACCGGGCTTTTCTTCGAAATCATAAGGATTGACGACCCAATCGAAGATCGGGTCCCCGTAATATGTCGCCTTATATGCCAAAGTGTTTAAATCAGTCTTTCGCGTCCATGTATCGGCGACCGGATCAAATTTGTATAATCTTTCGGTTTCGTAGACTGACCAAGTCCCCATTGTTGTTTCGTGCGAATATGCGTCAAACGCCGGTCTTGAATAGCCGCCGCATAGATAGCCATTATTTAAGCTGAAATCTTCAAAACTTGACATAAAAGCCCAATTTGTCGCCGGTAGATCCGCCTTTAAGCTGAAGGCGTCGCCGATTGGATCATATTCGCGGGTCTTGTTGTGCATGAAATCGGTATTTTCCCAAGATTCTTGACCCCCTAGAATATAACCCTTAGAAGACAAAACAAAATGTCCCATGAATCCCAAGGCAAGCGGAAGGCTTGTCTTTGAAGTCCAAGAATCCGAATCGACAGCATATCGAAAATTGGAATTTGAAAAAATAACGTCGTCGTCATATCCGCCGAAACAATGGATAAAATCATTGAATGAAAAAACGCCTTCGTTCGCTTTTTTTGAAGGAATAACCGTTTTATCCGTCCAAGCTTCAGTCAATAAGTTATATTCCTGATTCGTATTGTATTGAAAAGTTTCGTTATACGGCGGCAAACTATACGTTTCATCTTCGCCCCCCATGAAAAAAGCCTTTTGATATGACCCCGCGACCGCGCCTTCCGCCCGCGCGGGCGACGGATAGTTGGCGATTTGAGTCCAAGAATTATCGCCGGGATCAAAAATCGCGGCAACCCTTCGGTCGTATACTTCATTATAAGACCCTGAAGTCCATAAAATTTTTGATATGCAACCCGAAGGGCTTTCTTTAAAGCCGACGACCTTCGGCTTTGAAAAATCCTGATCGTCAAATTTGACGATCACTTCATCGCCGTCGGCAAAAGCGGCGGCATTACAGGACATATATTCGATCGGGACCGACTGAAGCTTGACCGTATAAAAAGCCCAAGATTGGCCCGCGCGCTGATATCCGATCCAAGAATAGGGAAGGGAAGCGAAGGGCTTGACTTCATCGTATCGGTTATCTAAAACAAGCGTTCCCTTGTTGGCCGTCTGAATTATCAAGACCCCATGCGCGCCGCCCGTTTCGGTATATCCCGCGCCGATCTGCAAATTTTTGATCGGAATCCCGGCTTGATATAGCTGATCCATTTTTGTCAAAGCGAAATCTTCGCAGTCGCCGCGATCCCCCGGTTCCATTATGTCCCAATATTCCGACATCCGATAACCCGAAGCGTCGGTTTGATATTCATGGGATTCGTTGACGCTTTTATTTATGCTTTTAATCAGGTCGAATTGACTTTCGCTTACATAAAGCGCGCCCGGCGCTTGCGTATTCGTTCAAGTCGGATGTCCCGGATATCTTGTGCAAAAATCGGCAAACCCTGACAAGATCAATCCGGTGCAGTCCGAAAACCCCGCATTTTTGTTTACATTCAAATTTAGTTGGCTTGAAAATTCCGCATCCAAGCAAACATCGCAAAGATTTTCCGCATAGTTCATCGAATCGGCGACGATCGTCCCATAACGATATAAGGGCTTGAATTTTTGCCAACCCGGAAGGATGCACTTATTTAGAAAAACATTCCAAGGACCCATAGCGATTGATGGTTTCAGTTGACCGTCGCGGGCTTGGTTCCAAGCCGCCTGATTCGTGTATCCCGGCTGAATATTGACTTTGTTCATTAAAGGCGTCAGTTCGCCGGGAATTTCTATCGTCCCGACTTCGCCCGTCAAGTTCGTCGTCAAATCCGCGCAATAGGCATCGACGACCGGATCGGGCGGAAAATTATTGGTAAAATATTGGACGCTTTTTTTCAGTTGTTCAATCTGCAAACCGACGATCCGTTTCGCCCAAATTTCATCGGGATTTGTTTCAGGCATCGAACCAAATTTGCTTTGAAGTTCGTCGATCTTGTTATTCAAAAGGACGATCCGCGCTTCGTTATCAGCCCTTCCGGAAAACAAAAGCTTGACCTTGTAAAGCCCGTCGCCTTCGTTTGTCTGAATTTGTCCCCGTCCCATTTTTAGCCTTCGCGGATTTCCATAATCGTTTGAAATTCATTCACCATGTAGACGATATAATCGATCACAAATTCGTCGTTGTCGATCCGGCAAGTATCGCCGGGGTTTAAATAGGGGTCAATATGTCCGAATCGATGCAAAATGTTTCCGCTTTGAATGCTTCTATAAATCGACTTTTCAAGCGTTATAAGCTGATTTTGAAAGCTTTCTGTTTTGTATCCCGAAAGGGTTATCGACCGATTTTTCGCGCCTTCGTCGGTTCTGATATCGTCGATTGCGACCCGAAGGATTTCCTCTAAAAATTGGATCGATCCGGCGATCTCATAACCCAAGCTGACAACGATTTCACCGTTTGACCGATCGGTGATTTCTTGCGCGTTTTCAAATCCCGGCAAAACGACCGAAAGATAAGTCGGATTGTCGGTTCGTTTGCGCGCCTGAAAATTTGAAATTTTGACTTCGATGTCGGTTGTATCATCAGCCGCGCCGGTTATAGTGCAAAAATAGCGGGGAATAGCCCGCGCCTTGTTTTGTGCAAACCAAGCCGACCAGTTGAAAGCGCTAATCGAATCGCCGATTGATATTGATTCGTCGATATCGATAAAAATATCTAAAACAACTTGACTACTTTCGACGATTGAAACGGATTCGGAAACATCGATCGCGGCAAGATCCATCGCCGCCAAAATATTTTCAATGATCGATATGTTTTCATAACTTCCGGGGATCAAAGTAAATTGAAAAAGTTCGACCCCGACAATTTCTTCAAATGCGATCTGATCGGTTGCGACCGGGTCCCATGAATCGAAATCGATCCCGAAATTTTCGGTTATCGTCAGATTATCGATTCCAAGCGGCGGAAGCGTATCAAAAAGAATCGAAGCGCTTTCTTGAATTGCTATCCCTTGGAAATAGTCAAGTTCGCCTGAAAAATCCAAGGCGACGGTATGCGTTTCTGTCAAAGCGATCGTTTCAACCGCTTCAAGCGCCGAATAGTTGACGATCAATTCGGCGCATTTCGACGTCGATCCATTATAAGTATAAGGTCTTCTATATCGGCTTGTATCCGAACCATCGTTCCGGATATGGATTGTTAGCGAATTCCCGGATTCCCAACCGTCCCGATTTATGATTTCGTTGATAATTGAAATGATACTAGGTGAATCATAGGTCCCTTCTGCCGTCCATCCGGAAACATTGTTCCAATCGATTTTTGCCGAAGTCATTGTTCGGCTGATTAGATCGGCCCCGTTTGCGATCGCCGTCGCGTCGTCTTGATCTTCGCCGTATATGTCAAGATTGACGACGGTTCCCGAATCCGTCGCTTGTGCGATGAACCTTATTTTTGCCGAATTTATTGTCGCGCCTTTTGGAATATTGACGCCCTGAAAACGGAAAAAGGCATAATATAAAATTAATGCGGTCGATCCCTTCCCCATATATACAAAACTTGCGGAGTTATTGAAGCTTCCGCCGTCATAAAGGGAATATCCGTCGTCGGCCCCGGCTTGTATTTGAATTGAAAAATCTGTCATTAACTAGCCGCCAAAGTTATTTGAATCGTTATTTTCAAGACCGATCCAGAGATCACCGCTTCGGGCGATGAAAAAAGACTTTCGCAAAGAAGCTTGCCGCCGCCCGCGACGTCGCCCGGCGTCGTCGGGTCGGTTCCGCCGCCGACAAGTCCGCCCCCGTAAATTGTTTTCGAAGCGTTGAACGTAAACGACGCTTTGTTCGCACTATTTGTAATGATCGCGCCTGATACTGATCCCGGTTGCCAACCGGGACGCGCGCCGCCGTCATAAGCGGTTGTTTCAGTATATCCGGGGACCGCATAGTTATCATTGGCATCGGGCGTGTGATTATCTTCATACAAAGCGACATACCAATTCGAAATCAAGGTCCCCCCGGAGAAAACAACGTCAAGGATATAGTTTCGCCCTTCAAGGACGAAAAGATTTTCTTGATCGAATTGATTTATTTTGATTCCCTTTAGCCAATGTTCGACGGTCCATATTGAACCGATTTTCAAAGCTTCGATCATGTTTAATCACCTACTAAAAAAGTCAAAGTCAAAAGCCCGCCGTCAATAACCATATTTGATATTGTCCCCGAAAAAAAGCCTTCGCGACAGGACAAATTGACAAGCGTTTCGGCCCGGTATATTTCCCAAAGATCATTTGCGGTTTGTTCATCCAAAACCGCGCGGATCGTAAATTCGCGATCGTATTCGGAAAAACCGCGATGGTCGATAACCGCGCCGCCGTCAAGCGTCGGGGTCCTGACTACCCGCGCCGCCGCATTCCTGAAAACGCTTGAAGGCAATTCTTCGAAAAAAACCCCGTCAATCGTTTCGGCTGTTTTAGTCGTTATTGAAATCATTTTCTAAGCCCCTAAAAGCAGTTCAAGCCCTTCGGCATTGCTTTGAATTTGCGCGCGTTCGATTATCTTTTGCAAAACGATTTCAAGTTCCGGATAGACTCCCGAAGCTGAAATTTCGATCAATCCGCCGCCGCCTTTTTCAAGCCTTTCCGCGCGCGCGCGCGTTAAGTCGATTTCGGCTTGGGTCAATTCCTTTTGTAAAGCCAAAAGTTCATCGCGCCTTTTGCTTTCGGCTTCGATTGCTTCGATAACCTTGAAAGATTCATATCCGGAAAGATCCGCAAGCGATGAAGCAAACCCGACAAGGACTTCGCCGCTATTTTCAAACATTCGGGTTATATTTCCGCTTAAAATTTCGATTTTTTGGACTTGCGCTTCAATTTCGGCTAGATCGATTTTCGCTTTCCATTCAAAGGCCGCCTGAAGGGTTTCGGCTTGCGCGCGGATCTTTTCGATTTCGATATCGATTTCGCCTTGCAATTTTATTTCTAAAAGTTTTTGTTCCGGGATTTTTTCGTCGATTTTTTTCTTGGCATCGTCAAGGGAAGTCGAATCCGCCTTCGTATAAACGGGGACAATTAGTTCGGTCCCCAATTCTTCGTCGACAAGGACTTTTATTTCCCCGACTTGCTTTCTAAAATCTTCGGTTTTTGCCTTGACTTCGGTCGTTTTGGTTTCAGGGACGGCGGCGATTTGATCTTGGATGCGCTTTAGTTCGGCTTCATATTCCGGGGTTCCCTTGATAAAGATTTGGGTTTCCTTTTCGTCCGGCATATCTAAAAGACCGGATACAATTTGCGCGACTTTTGCGCGCGTATCTTCAAGCGTTTTGATTTGTTCGACTTGCGCTTTCGTGACCGTTTCGGTCGTTTGTCCCCAATGGGTCAGGCGGAAAACAGCTTCCCCGATCGCATCGCCGATCGCTTTCCATGTTTGCGAGTGTTCATATAGTTCGGCCCCGAATAAATAAGCCGATCCAAAAGAAGCAATCGCCAAAGCCCAAGGACCCAAGGCCGCCGCCGCGCCGCTGATCGGCCCGATCAGTCCGGAAAATCCGCCGATCAAATTCGGAATTTGGGTCAGGGTCAAAACCCCGATCGATCCCGTCAAAAGCTTCAAAACGTCGGTCAATTTAGGAATATATTCAGTTATAACATTGATCGCCTTTCCCGCGCCTAAAATCTGACCCGTAAATTTGAAGGTTTGTCCTTCAGCCTCAAGTAATTTATTTACAGATTCAGAAAGCTTCGCAAGGAAAGGCGCGAGTCCGTCGATGATCCCGGCTGTTGTAAAGATCAATTTTTCAATCGCATCGACGACCTTTTGGATCGCTTTTTCCAAATCTTCGGGCTTGGTCAAGTCAAGATCGCCGAAAATATTCACGAACAATGATTTTGCCGATGCGCCGAGCGTCGCAAAAGCCTTTTCAAGTTCGGACCAATCCAACCCGGCCAAAGCTTCCGGAAGCGCTTTTCCGACAGCCTGCAAATATTGTCCGATTTCTTCGGCGAAATTTTCGATTATCGCAAAGACCGGCGCAAAGGCCCCGGCGTCAAGCCCTTCGCCGATTCCCTTGAAAATTTCGATGATCCCGTCGGCGATCGTCCCCCATTCGTCAAGAAGCGGAGTCCCGACTTCGATCAAGGTTGCGCGAAGATTGTTGATGATCTTCGCGTTTGTGATTTCAAAGTTATCGGCCATTTTTTGAAATGCGGTATCGACAGCCCCGGCGCGGTTTGCCATTTGGTCAAGCGCGGTTGCATATTTGCCCGAAGTATCAGCGCCAAGAATCAAGGCCCCGTTTAAGCCTTCAACCCGTCCGAAAAATTTTGCCATGATTTCAGCGTTTCCGCCGGTTTTTTCGTAAATTTCCTGAAGGAAAGGCGCAAGTCCTTTCGCCGCCAATGCTTCGGCGCTGAATTCGATCCCCAAAGCCTTCGCCGCTTTTTCGGCTTCGCTTGAAGGCTTTATAACTGCCGCTAGTATCCCTTTGATCTGAGTTATTGCGAGCGAAGTATCCCCAACCGTTCCCGTCAATGCGGCGACCGCTGAATTTAAGTCGGCAAAGGGGACGCCCGCCGACGACGCAAGCCCCGTTACCGTCCCAAGGCTTGCCGAAAGTTCGGTCAAATTCGTAACCCCGACCCTAACCGTTGTAAATAAAATGTCGGAATAATCGGCGGCATCGCTTGCGTTCTTTCCATAGGCATTTAATGACGTCGCCAAAAGCTTAGTCGTCGCGTCAAGTTGCCCGGCCCCGGCGTCGGACAACTTTTCAGCCGCGCCTAAAAGGGTCAAGGAATGCTCCCAATCGCCCGTCGCCGAAACAATCTGATAAACGGACTGAGTTATTTGTTCGATTGATGCCGAGGATGTCCGGGAATAGTCAAGAATCTGATCTTTGAATGTCCCCATTTTGTCGGAAGGCGCGTCGATCAGGGTCGAAATTTCATTGAACGAATCGCCGAAGTCGCCCGCTTGTTTTGTCGCGACCGCAAGCCCGCCGATCGCCAATGCCGCCAAGACCGCATCAACTTTTAAAATCGCGTCGGTCATATCGGCAAGCGGCTGAGTCGCCGAATTGATATTCGTCGAAAGGGAATCAAGACCCTTGCCAATCGAATTGATCGTTTTTGAAAGTTGATCGTCCCCGGAAAAGATTATTTTGACGACTTTTTCAAGATCGGCCATTTAAACCCCTTTGCATAAAAAAACCGAATCAAAACTTTTTTCTTTGCTTTTTTTCATCCTTCGAATCGAAAAAGCGCGTCCAAAGTTCCAATTCGGCTTGACTTAAAGTTCCATGCGGGAAAAGATCCGGCCTTGCTTCGAATAGAAATCGCCCTTTGGCATGACAAAGCGCTAAAGCGACTTGGACGCTTTGATCTTGCCAAAGGGCTTGGATTTTCCCGGCGTCATTCCCAACCCGGTCAAAATTAGGATTTCGTTTGTTAGGTTTAAAAAAACCGTCGGACTGACCTTGTTGACTTTTAAAGCCAAATCAAGATCGCAAACCGGATCGACCGATCCCATTTGCAAATGCTCAAGTCTTTTGATGATCGCTTCCGGCATATCTTCGGCGCGTCCGACAAGATTTTTGATCGCTTCGATGATTTCATCGTTTCTTTTTGAAAGCAACCCTTCAAGGACGCTTGCGGAAACCGACCGGCGCGCCGCGACTTGATCCGCGAGTCCGATTTCCTTTCCCGTTAAGCCCCTGACAATCCAAACGGGCTTTTCGCCTTCGTCAAAAAAATCCTTCAATTCCGGGACCGGGACCGCTTTTTCTCTTGGTTCGAAATTTTCGGACAAAAATTGCTTCGAATTGAAACCCATATCTAACCTTCAAGGGAATTTTTTTTAAGCGCTGATCCCTTCTCCGACAAATTCGGCGGCGATCGCGCAAGTTGCATTGATATTAGCGCCCGCCGGGAATTGCTTCGTTATCCCGAAATATCCTTGGCAAAGGATATATGGATCTTCAAGACGATCGGCGAAAAATTTAAACCAAATCCGCTGATCGACTTGTTTCAAAATGTTATCGGTGATTCCGTCTTTTAGTTCTACATTGAAGCTTCCGGCGTTTAAGGTTCGCGAAGCGCTTCCCTTTGTTCGCCCATAAACTTCAGTTGTGTTGATCGTGTGCGCGTTTGCGGGCGGCGAAAAATCGTAAGCGTCGATCAATTCGACAAAATTCGGCGTGTAGTATGAAGCATAGACATCCTTTCCGAAAACAGTCGATCCGCTATCTTCGGAATGAATTTGCGGTAAAGCAGAATGAAAATAAATCCCGGCAAGCCCCAAAATATTATTGACGACGTCAATGTATTTGGTTTCCCATGCCGGATTATCGAATCTTTCAAGGTGGACATTTTCAACCTGTTTGATTTCATCGGCTGAAATTACTTGACTGCTTTGGGTATCCATCCAGACCTGACCGACTTCGATCGCGTCTTCGTCAATCCAAGGCGGCCCGCCCGCCGCGCCGCGCGTATCCGAAAAAGCGGACCCTTCAACGCCTTCGACAACCGCATAAACGCCCGCCGAAGTAACTGTCACCGAATGCTTTTGATAATTACTGACCGTCGGACGCGCGATCGCCTGATCGGGGACGGCGGAAACATTCGTCGCGACCCCGGCCAAATAAACGACAGCCGCCGCGATGTCGACTTCGTCGGCTGTCCCTGACGATTCAGGCGTAATCGCGCCGCCTGATTTCAAGCCGTTGGGTCTAATGACGGGCGACTTTCCGCTTTTGCCCGACCAAAGGGCGTCGGCGCTTTTGAAATTGATCGCGTCGCCCTGATCGGTCAATTCGACGAAATCAACAAAATTCTGATCGGCTTCAAACATAAGTTTTGCATTATAAGCTGTTGGCATTTTTCAAATTCTCCTGTTTTAAATTTTTTGAGAATACGGATTCCCCGCAATCCGCCCATATTTACAGTTAAAGACGACGGTCATTCCGACGGAATTTTGATCTTGGTTGGGAAATTGGGGGACCGCTGAAACGAATTCGATAGAATCTGCCAAGGAATTAGTCAAGGTCTTAACCGGACCTTGTCCCGATAAAACCCCGTCGATATTGCAAACGTCGTCGTTTTCGTCAATGTTGATTTGTTCATCGTCTAAAAATTCCCCTGAAACGCGCCGCAAGGAAAAATTTCCGGCGGCATCTTCGCCCGACCAAGTTCCCCCGGAAACATCGACGCCGCAAATATAGCCGGTTGCGGCGCTTGTTTCCCCGATTATCGTTGCCCCGACAACCGCGCGGAAAGGCCCGCCCGAATCAAAGCCGATCGTCCATTGGGTCCCAAGGACGTTTTCAAGAATATCGGCGAAAATGAGTTCGGCCATTTGGCCGGGAAGGACTGTCCCGAATTTCGCGACCCCTTGGATCTGGATCTGGACGTTCGCCTTTTGACGTTCACCATGAAGCGATATCGATTCTTCGAAAAGCGGCAAAAATCCGACAGCCGGTAAAACGCTATAATCCAAAGGCGGCAAAAAGGACCGGAAAGCCTCTTTCCCCATATCAAGGTTGTAGCCGTTTGAAATTAGGATCGTCTGAAGCTTTGATTCAATCGAATCGAAGATTTTTTCGCGGATCGTTTCGGTCATTTCGCGCTTTCGATTAATTGGTTTGTATGGTGTTCAAGCCTTTCCTGTAACCGGACGTTTGCATTTTTCAAAACGGGTTCCATAATGTCGGGATCGTCGAAAATGTCGGGAATCCGGGGTCCCCAAAGTTCGAAAATTGGAAGCGAATATTTTGTTTTATAAAGGTTGCCATAGACTTTGGTCGGATCAAAAGCGACCCTTTTTCCTGTATATGCGCGCCAAAAAACCCCGCGATGTCCGGAGCGCATCGTCATTATTTTAGCGTGTGGGACGGTAAATTTCGGCTTTGATCTTAGAATCCGCACCGAAACCCCTTTCTTGACATCGGTCGCCTGAAATTCGATCAATGGGATCGGAAACGACCGATTTTCTATATGCGCCGAAAGATCCGCGACAGTTGTCTTTTTCAAATAAAAGGTTTCGCGAATAACAGCCGCCTTCAAGGCGACTTTTTGGCCGATCAGCCGGACTGATTCGGTTTTCAGTCCCGACAAGGAATCGTTTGTCGCCCGCGAAATAACCAGTTTCGCACCGTATTTGAAAGTGTTAATCGTCGCCCTGATTTCGGCCAAATCTGCATTGTCGATTTTGGCATTCATAATATAATTTTGACGCTTGAAGTTACGAAATAATCGTCGGATTCAGAAATCCCGACAACTTCATAAACGACGCCGGAAACTGTAAATTTTTCGCCTTCGGCATTCGGCCTTTTGGCGATCGGGATTTTCCCGATAACTGAAATCAGCGCTTCAATGAAAATCTGTTCGCCGACGGTCTGGACATTAAAGCCGTCGGGTTCGGCGCTTGTTTCCCTTGTCAAATTCACCTTGCAAGGGATCGGATCGCCGTCGATCGGTTGAAAGACGGCGTCCGTCCCAAGATGGTCAAAAACGTCGACCATCGCCGCTTGAAGTGTAGCTTCATCGGTCATAGCGCCGCCCTGTTAACTGGTTATCGCATAGCGCAAGGCGACGACGGCTTTTCCGGCTGTCAAGGCTTCGACGGCGACGGTAAAGGTCAATTGAGTATAAGCCGCCGTCAAAATCATGTTTGCCGCCGTCCCGTCGGGGACAATGTCGACAAGACCGGCGGCAAGCGAAGCAATCGCAGTCGCCGCAAGAATATCGGCAGTCCCAACCGCTTTGATTGCGACCGTCGCCGATCCGCCTGAAGCAAAGTCGGTGAAAACCTGAAGAAAACCGTCCATGACGACCGCTGAAGGCGGCAAAAGCTTGGGTCCGACCAAAATGTCGCCGACCGCGCCGCCAAGCTTGGCGAAATCATATTCAAAAAGGGCAAGACCGACCCGTCCTTCCAAACTTGAATTTTGCATTTTAAACCTTCCTTTTTTTTAGTTGATGCCGGGGAAACCCTTTTTTATCGCTCCGGGGAAGCAAAGGAAAGCTGATCGGGTTCCCCGGCAAGAATTAAAAGATTAATTTCCCATGTTGAGATAAAGCCCGCGCCAATCGACGGCTTTTGCGCCGACATCGATTCGGACTTTGTATTCCGTACCGTCAACCGACCATCCCGCTTTTGTTTCAAGGTATGGGGTCTGAACTCCATTTAGGAAAAACGCGACAACCGTTTTTCCGCGCGGCCCGGCCAAATACCAAGCGGCGGCGTCGACGTCGTCCAATCGCGGTTCATAAACGCGCGTGAAATATGATCCCGAATAAAGATTTTTTCGGGTCGATGCCAAGGACGAATCGGTCGCGATCGTATCGGTATCACTCCATTGAATCGTCTGAAAAAAGACTTCCGAAATTCCTTCGATCGTAACCGGAGCGATAAAAAATTCGGGTCTGATATTCAATCGCCGAAGCCCTTGAAGGTCTTTTTGCGTTTTCATCGCCAAGATGCCCGCGCCGATCGTCGCCGATCCGGGGACGGCCCCCGACGCCTGATAATTTCCATGATCGGCATGAAAAAGCGCGGTTCCATCGCCCATAGCGGCATTCGCCGTCAAGACTGCATAGACGACATCGGCGACCTTTCGGCTTGCAGACTCCCCATGTTGCGCGGGAATTCGGGTCAACGCGCCGAGGTCGTCATTGATAATCGTCTGACGGGTTATCGCAAAAAGCTTGCCATAGGTTGCAATCTGATATTGTTCTTGCGCTTCAGTGATTTTCCCATAACGATATTCGCCGGATTCGGGGATTTCTTCAAGGTCGGCCATTTCCGACGCGCGCGGAAGCGAATGAATTTTGAAATCGGCGACCTGATCAGTTGCGACCCAAGTTCGCCAAGTTTCCGGCGCGGTATCCCAACCCGAAAAAAGCGATTTGTTCGCGACGTTCGCAAGGATCAAGGGAAGATCCGAAGTCGCAAGCGCGCGCCCGATCATTTCCATAGGCGACCCGGCGGTCTTCAGATTCCCGACCCGAAGGGCTTCGCGCGCGAGTTCGCGCAAGCTGAATCCCATTAAATCGCGATGTCCTTCGGCGAATTTTTCGGGTTTGTAATCGATCGCCGACCGCGCCAAAAGCGCATCGGTCGCCGCCGCCCTGAATTTGTCTTGCGAATCGGCGATAATTGTTGCGGGCGGATGGTAGTTCAAGCCGGATTCGGGGATCGTTTTCAAAATCGCCCGATAAGCTTCGACGACGCTTTTTCCTTCCCGGATCAATTTCAAGGCAAGATCCGGCTGATCGAAACGCTTTCCGAGCGAATCGATTTCGATAATCCGCGACCTTTCTTCGCCGGTCGCTTCCGCCCTGATTTCATCGATCATAGCTTGCGGATCTTCGACTTTTTTGTCCGGTTCCGGTTCCGGTTCCGGGTCTTTCCTGACTTCAAGGCTTTGCAAAAACTGCCAAGCCTGATCTTCGGTTGCGTCCGGGTCAAGTCCCCGGCTGACAAGAAATTCTCTAAGTTTTGGGTCCATAGTTTCCCCCTTGTGGTTTTTGTTTTTGTTAGTGTTTGCATCGCTTCGCGCCTTTGCCATTTCATCAGCACCGATCGGGACGATCGACCCTTCCTTTATCCGCCAACGCTTAGTGATCCGGACCGGACCCGCGAAGCTTTTCCCTTTGTATTGATAGCTTTCGCCTTCGGGAATCCATCGGCTGTCAATCGGTCGGTATCCGGCGGAAAAATCGGTCAAATGCCCCTCTTGGACTTTTTGCCAAATCGAATCAACGTCGGCGACTGACGAAAAAAAGGCGCGTCCGATAAGTTGCGAATCTTCTTTTTTGAGTTCGCGGATTGATCCGACGACGCTTGAAGTGTCAAAGCGCTGATGCGTATCTAAAAGCGGGATTTGCCGCGAATTCGGCATTTCGACGCCGTCGATCAACAAAATTTCTTTGACGATTTCGTATCGTTCAAAGTCAAAGACTTCGGTCGGTTCTTGCGTCGCGACGACGATTTCAACGCTTCGATTTTCCTTGTCGATACTTTCCGGACCTTGTCTTTCGAAAGAAATCGTCCGATAACTTAACTTGTCGAATCCTTTCGCTTCGGCCCGCTTCATCATTTTTTTGACTGTTCTTTTTTTCATTTCAGCCCCTAATTTTTGATTGTCAATTCGTCGATTTTGTCAAGCAAGTCGACAAGAATCGTTTCGATATCGGTTGACGCCGCCGGCAAGTTTCCGGCAAGCGCTTTTTGACCTTCCAAGGCCGCCGGGTTATTGGCGACCGAGGTCGAAGGGGTCCCGAATTCAAGCCCGGCGTCTTTTAAAAGTTCTTTTGCCCGTTTAATTTCTTGGATCAGGGTTTCGTAATCCTTGCCCCTTGCCAATGTTATTTCTTGCGGCGATCGAAGCCCGGCTTCCATTTCCGAAATAAGTCCCTTTGTTTCGCGCAAGGGGTCAACGTGTTCCATCCCCGGAGGTTGCCATTCGGCCTTAAGATAGCGCCAAGGGTCGGTGAAATAACCCTTCAGGGTCAATCTTTCTGACATGACGGCTTGATCCATGAAATCGCGAAAAATCGGACTGCAAAAGCGCCGGATATGCCGGACGATCAAGGGCTTTATAAACCGCGCGAAATCGTTCCGCGATATCCGCGCCGATGAATAGGAAAGCCCCGAATAATCAAAAGATAACAATTCATAAGGGACATTGGTCGTTGCGGCAAAAAGCGAAAGCATCAACTTGACAGTCGGCGGAAAGTTCGCGCCGGGCTTCGGATTGCTTGCGATCGTTATCGATTCGCCTTGCCCAAGATATTCAATGATAGCGTTTTCGATTTCATCAATTTTTTTGCCTTCATCGGCCCCGGTCCCTTCCAGAAGTCCGGCTGTCCTTGCCGAAGGATCGGCCTTTGTAACAAAAGCAAGATATTTCGCGGCCATTTTTGCGGTATCGATCTCAGCGTCAAGGTATTCGCTCAAATCATGGGACAAAAGGACGCCCGGCGCAAAGGATGAAATCCCCCGAAGCTGTCCGGGTCGCAAGGTATGAAACCCATGCAAGACATTTTCAGCCGCGACCCTTGTCGCTTTCCCCCATGAATTCGGGTCCGAAAAATGATAGGCGACGGGCTTTCCGGTCACTTTGTTATATTCGATCCCCTGATCGATCGCGTTTGTTTCCGAAACCATTGTCGACGGATAACCCGTTAGCCAATCGGGTTCGATCGCTTGTAAAGCGAAGGGAATAAACCGCCTTCGATCCGAAACTTTTTGTTTTATCAATAGGAATTCGCCGCCTTCAAGTTCTTGTCGCTTTGCGAGTTCCATCAGTTCATAAAAATGGAGTTTTCCCGAAATGTCGGCTTCATCCGCCCAAAAATTGAAAGCCGATTCGATCTTGTCGGTTAATTTTTTGTCGATCTTGGTCCCGGTTGAATCCGTCGCGCGGCTTTGAAACAATAGGCCGCGACCGATCGAGGTATCGATCAGGACTTGGACGGCGCGGGAAAAGACGGGGAAATCGCGGATCAGTTGCCGGACCCTTGCCCGGACTTGCGGCGATGAAGCGCGGATCAAATCGTTTACGCTTGCATCGATAGGCGACCAACCGCCGGTCAGTCGGGATGTTTTCGCCGCCGCATAGGTCGCCGACCTTTTGTTCTTTTTGTCTATCAAATCCCGGTAAAACTTGCGCTTCAAAGCGCTTTCGGGCGAAAAGATCCCGATCGCATCGTCAAAAAAATTCCCGATTGAATTTGATAGGGTCAATCAAACCGTCCGATCGGCTTCGCGAAAGCGCGGTCGACAACTAGGCCGAGTTCCGAAGCCATAGCATTCAAGGTTGATTTTAGTTGCGGGATTTGCACGTCTTGATATCTGACGAATTTTCCGCCAATGGAAACTTGGACGACTTTTTCGCCCGACATAAGCTTTAGATAGGCCGCTTTTAAGCTGTCAAAATCGGATTGGGTCCAAATAGACATAGCGGTCTAATGATAGCATAAAAAATAGACCGCTTTTGAAATTTACGGGTTTTTACGGGTAAAAAGGGCTTTTTTACTGTTTTTTACGGGTTTTTACGGTTGACAGGGTCGCTTTTTTCGTCGAATTTTCAGACAATCCGAGGTCGATTTGCTTCTTTCGCCAATCGTCAATCTTGTCGGTGTCCGATTCCCATCCGCCGGTTATTTTAACCGCCGGAAAGTCCCTTTCCCGAATCCATTTCAAGATCGTTGATTCGCTTCGATTGCAAATTAAAGCGATATTTTTCATCCCGGAAATGCCGCCCATTTATTCACCTTTGTTCTTTTTGGTCCGGCGATAGCGTCTTTTTTTGGGTTTTGGTTCCGCTTTTTCTTGCGGATCGGGCGATCTTTCCGTCTTTTCTGATAAGGATTCGTCGGGTTCCTTCGCTTTTTTGATTATACCGTCGCGCCAAGCTTGAATATCGGCTTTGTTCGAATAAAGCCTTGCGCCAATTCGATCGACCGGCATTTTGTGTTTAACGATCCAATCGATTATTGTTGCAAGTGAAATATTTAAAAATTGTTGGATTTCTTCAGCGCCTTTTAAATCATATTCTTTCGGCATTTTTCCCCCTTTCTTTTTACCATCTTGATTTTTTCCCGGTTTTCTTCGAATTCGTCGGCCTTGCCGCCGGGGTCGAAGCTTTTGTTATTTTGATCCGATCCGGTTTAATCGAATCCCAATCGGTAATATGCGCCATTCCCGCGCGCAAAGCGGCGGCATAGGCCAAGACTTCGCAGTCAAGGACGTCGTTTCGTTCACGAACCTTGACCCATTCAAGAATCGGGAATCCGTTTCGAAAATGAGTAACCTTTTTTTCAGCCGTTAACTGCAAATAATATTCGTCGTCGATCCCAAAAGGGAAATGGTAAAACCCATGCCCGGCGGATTTGGCCGACAGCCGCGAATAAATTTGCGCCTTTGCGGTATCGCTTCCGACCGTCCACAAAAGGCAACCGTCCTTGATCGTTTCACCCTGCCAGTTGACGTCGACTTTGTTCGGGCGATTGACGACGGGCTTTCCTTGGATCTTCGACCCCTTCGTTGCCATAGTCAAAACCGGACGCGACCGGCAAAAATTATAAATCGCTTGCGGCAAATAACCCGAATCGATAGCCATTGTTTTGATAAAAAGCTGAGTCCCGGATTCATGGACAAAAGGTTGCAAAAGAAGATTTTCAAGCGCTTTCCAAACGTCGGGTTTGTTCGGATCGCCGAAAAGTTCGGTCCAAAGCACTAGCCAAGACTGTTCGCCCTGACCCCAACCGCGAACGATAACCGGCAAGCGATTCTCTTGAACGTCGACGCCTGCCGTCAAGAAGCAAACCGGATCGGGCGGCTTCAAGATCGAATAGACTTCAGCCCGATTCTTTAAAATAACCCAATCCGGTTGACTTCCCGCTTCGTCCCATACTTCGGCAAGCCTTGTATTTTTCCAGACCTGAAGGCGTTCCGGGCTTTGCTTGACTTCTAAAAATTCGTTGACGATCTGCAACCAAGAAACCCAACCGATCGGACTATATAACGAACTTATATGATATCCGCGCTTGCGACGATCCGGGAATTTGGCGACCCATTTTCCTTTCAAAAGCATTTGCGGCTTGTGACTTTCGTCAATTCCTTCGTGACAGAATTTGCATTCATACCAAACCGCGATCGCCTGACCCGATTCATCGCGCTTGAATTTGATCCCCCGTTTCAAATTCTTTCCGCCCCAATCCAAAACTTGAAAGCCGCCGCAAAATGGACAGGGGACTTGATAGAATCTCTGATCGCTTGCGATGAAATGCTTTTCGATCTTCGATATCCCCTTGATCGTCGGGGTCGAAACCCTGAATATTTTTCGCCGCGCGGAAAAGGCGTCCGTTCTTTTTTCCGCAAGTTCCGCCGGGTCGCCTTCGTCGCCGACGGTCGGCGGAAAGCCGTCAAGATCGTCAAGGAAAAGATATCGGATTGATTTCGATCGGTAGTTCGCCGGGGAATTTGCGCCGGACATGAAAAGAATTCCGCCGGGAAATTTCTTTCTGAGCGTTGAATTCCCGGCGGTCTTGGTCGTTCTTTTGCCGAATTTTGCCTTCAGTTTCGGGCTTTCTTCGATCGTCGGCGCGAGTTTTTGTTGCGAGTGTTCTTCGGCCAATCTGTCAGTCGGGAAAATCCAAAGCATCGGCCCCGGCGCGGCGTCGATTATATATCCCAACCAGTTATTTCCGACTTCGGTCAAGCCTAATTGGGTCCCCTTCATTACTGAAATATCGTCGACCCCTGAATAAACGCCCAACGAATCGGCGATTTCCCGGACATAAGGCGTCCGATCGGTTCGGTATTGGCCCGGTTCCGACGACGATTCCGAAGGCAAGATCCTGAATTCGTCCGACCATTTGGAAACCGAATATTCAGGCGAAGGCGTTATCCCTTCAACTATCGCTTGGATCAATTCCATTTTGTGATTCGATTAATCGATTGCATCGCGCGCAAAAAATAGCGCTATGATTCCCCTTGATCTGGCGGATGATTTCATATCCTTTCGAATCGGCCCAATCCGCGAAGGCTTTTAAAACATCTTCGGAATAGATAAACCGCATCGCGACGGGATCGCAATCGATCAAATATATTTGCAAAAGTGATTTCAGATTCATTCTTTTTCATTCCTTCGCATCCGCGCCAATCTTCGATAGGTTCGACAGTTGCCGGACATATTCCGTCAGAACGTCCTTGATCTCTTTTTGGATGATAGCAAAACATCGGCTTTGATCCGATTCCGCCGCGACAAGCGGCGAAATCCGCGCCGCTATATTCAAAAGCGATTCGCGCGCAAGGCGCGCCGCCCGAAACGCCTGATTTTTAACGTCGGATTTTTTGATCCATTGTCCTTGTTTTATTTCCCATTGTAGCCTTTTTTCCTTGGCTTTGTAAAATTCGGTTTCGGCCCGCGACTTTGCGAAGCTTGAATCGCCCGCCGGTTTTTGCGAACGATCGTTCTTTTTTTCTTGGCTTCGGCTTTTGATTTGGCGCGCCTTGCGGAAGTTGGGGTCCATCGCGGCATCATACAACTTTTTTGCAAGCGGGAATTTTAGAAGCGGAAGTTTTTTCCCGTCCTGAAAAACGATCGCCTTTTCGAAGATCCCGTCGCGCTTGGCGCGCGAAACCATTTGCTTTGTGACTCCGATCCTTTTTCCAAACTCTGAAAAAGTTATCAGTTCGGTTTTTGCCATTGGCGTTCTATTGTATTGTATTCAATTCAACATAATAGCATAACATTAAATCGAATCGACCCTTTCGGGCTTGGTATAAAATTGGATCATATTGAATCCAATTTGATGTTAATTGACCCTTCCGGGCTTTGAACGAAACGCAATACTAACATACCGAAAGGCATTATACATTATTGACCCTTGCGGGCTTTGAACGAAACGTAACACTAAAGTAAAGTAAACCATACGAAGCCATCTTCCCTTTCGGGCTTTCAACTTTATAAGATAGTATCGGATAAAACATAACTCTATCAGACATTATTTTATCGACCCTTGCGGGCTTTTAATGACACGATATTACATCAGACATTATGAGATCAAATATTACATTAAATATCTACCCTTGCGGGCTTTTAACGATACAAGATTACATTTGATTCTATTCTATTCAATGGCTAAAAATCAAAGTTCCTTTAGCTTTTGCGCCGCTTCCGAAAGCATCTTCGCCCGTTCCTGATCGCCCAAGGCATTGATTAAACGGGCTTCGGCAAACTGATTCATCGCGACAGAATGCCCGATTTTGTGAATTGCATTCGCGGAATCATTCGTCTTTTTGCCTTCATTATGCGCGATCATGGCTTTTATCAGTTCTTTCCTTGCTTCGATCATCTTATCACCCCCTTTCATCAGCATTATTAGAATCCGCTTGAATTTATACAAGTTCCGCCTTTGTGACTTTCCATTGTCCATATCCGGCCCCCCTTGATCCGCCTTGCCCGTACCATGCGGATTGGTGAATCGCTTCGATGATTTTGTTCGGGTCGGAAAGCAAGACGCCGAATTGCTTGTTGTTCGGATTGATCTGCAATTTATAGGAAACCTTGAAGGGGTGCCGGATGATTTCATAATAGGCAAACCCTTTGACCGGGCCGACCGGCTGTTGGCCTTCCAATGTTTCAAAAGGTTTCTTTATCACTTGCCCGTCAAGCTGATAGAAATAAACATGATGCGGCAAAATCTTGATAAATTTCCGCAAATGCTTTTTGCTTGGTTTCCCCTTTTGATTCTTCTTTCCGTCCTGATAGAAAAAATCAGGGTTTAGGGCGTCCAAGGCATCGCGCAAAGCCCCAAAGTAGGAATGCGCGCCAAGGAAAGGAAACCCACCATTTAAAGAATCTTTTCGAAAACGGTTGATCGGCGCTGAATATGGCTTCTTGACTTTGGCGACATAGGCTTGAAGGACTTCGGTCGCCTTCAGGGTTTCGCCCTGACCGATTAAAAGTTCGACTTCAGCCGATACGATTTTAAATTCAAGTTTTGAATGATCCTGATTCGTTCCGTCAAGTAGGTTTTCAATGTTTTCAGGCGTCGCCGCGCGCCAATCGGACTCGCTTTCGCCTTCAACCTTGATCTGATAGATACTTGTCTGATTTGGATAACTTGTCATTTTGCTTCCCCTTTCGCGCTTTCGCGCAATTCAATTTAATTTGATTCAATCGTAAGTGATCCGATCGAATCCTAATGGATCGCCGGGAAAATGTCCCGGAATGATAAACGCTTTTTTATCACCCCCTTTCTAAGTGCCTGAAAAGTCAATCGATTTTTCGCCCTTTTTTCTTTCGATTTTTCGGGCGAATCTCCG